GGTTAGACGTCCCATTGAGAAAATCCGCGATGTCGTGACATCGGCAATGCGTCACCGTTTAGCGCCAGTCGTGACGCTTTTGAAATTGACATGGCGCACTTTTTGAAAGTGCGACAATGAACGGAAGCAAGGACAGGGCATTCGCAGCGGTGATCAAGGCTTACGCCACGACCACCGGCGTCTCATTGCGCACGGCGCAGAGGCACGCAACCTCTCAGCACCCTGACTGGAAGAAGTTCGCCCAGGTGACCATGGTGGCGGCGGTCTCGCGAAAGTCGGATGAGCCGCTGTCGAGCAACGAGGCCACGGTGCTGGCGTATGCTTCGCCGCTGGCACCGCCGCCGCCGCCGCCTTCGATCGGGCTGGATCAGTCGACGCTCGCGGAACCGGAACGCATGAAAAACGCAGCCTGGCTGATGTGGGCGGAACATTTCGCCATGTGGCGCGAGTGCCTGGGCGGCACGGAAAAAGGAACAGGCCGCGTCATCCCCCGCGATGTGGCCATGGCCGGTGCCCAGGCGGGGCTGCTGATGAAGCTCCGGGCTGACTTTGAAAAAGCGCAGGCCAAGCACACGCAGTGGGAAGTCGACCAGCGGCGGCTCATCCCGGCCAATGAGTTCCACGCCTACCGCAGCGGCTTTCTGATCCCGCTCCGAAACATGCTTTCCAACATGCCAGCCGAGCAGGCCATCCTCGTCAACCCGGCCAACCAGCAGCAGGCCATCAAAGGTGGCACCGAGTATCTGCTGAACCGCCTCATGCCTCAGATCCAGCAGTGCATCGACGCGCTCGACCAGCTCACCCCGCACCTGAACGCGGCATGAGTTCCCGAATCGCATCCTACCTGCGGGAAGACTTCGCCTTCTCCACGCCCCCAAAAGTCACCGAGTGGTGTGAACAAAATCTGGTCCTGCCTGCAAAGATGGCACCGGCGAGCAGTGGCCCATTCTCCATCCGCCGCCGCCCCATGATGCGCTCGATCCTCGAATGCGGCCACCCGCAGTCGGGCGTCCGCTCACTCACCGTCACCGGCGGCTCGCAAACGCTCAAGACCACCTCGATGATCCTCGTCATTGCCTACCGCATCGCGCACTCACCGATGCCCACGCTCATCCTCGGCAATGCCGAAGACTGGCTGCGCGTCGAGATCTCCGACAAACGCCTCGGCGCACTGATTGAGGAAAACAACGCTCTCCGCATCCACAAGCCCTTCGACCGCACCCGCTTCCGCGCCCTCTACATGGAAATGAGCGGCGCACCCATCGTCTTCGAGGGCATTAACTCGGACACCTCCACATCCGGCTCGACGCAGGGCATCGTCTACATCTGCGAGGGTGCCAAAGTGAAACACCACGACTCCGAGCAAGCGCCCGAGGCCCACCCCATCAAACTGGCCTTCGAGCGCACGAAAGAGTTCCGAGGATTGGAGCTCCAGATGATGGATTTCACGCCGAACACCCCCAACCACATCGCGTGGAAGATCTACGAGCGCGGCACCCAGACCCACTTCCACGTGCCGTGCCCTCACTGCGGCCACTACTTTCCCTTCGAGTTCGAGGTGAAAAAAAACGCGGACGCCGATGCCGACGAAGACATGGAAAGCATCTTGGAGGCCGAGCAGGATCGCGCCGTCTCCGACACCTACCGCTCGCTCATCTGGTCGCCCGATGCCCGCCGAGCGGATGGCTCGTGGAACATCGATCGCGTCAGAGAATCAGCCCGCTACGTCTGCCCAAAAAACGGATGCCTCATCACCGACGACGACAAGCCAGGCATGATCGACCGCTACGAAGAAGTGCATCACAACGCCAACGCTGCGCTCTCCGATCGCTCCTTTCGCATCCCCAGCTTCTACGCCCCAAAAGTTTCCTTTGGAGACATGGCCAAGGAGTTCCTCGAAAAAGGAGACCTCATCACCACCGGCCTGCAAAATTTCTACAACTCATGGCTCGGCCTCCCCTGGTCCGTCATGGCCTATAACATCACCGAGCGTCACATCGCCCGCCTCACCGGCACCCATGCACGGCGAGTCATCCCTTCGCAGCCTGCGTTCACCGTGCTCACCGCTGACCCCGGCGAAAAAGCCACGCACTGGGCCGTCATCGCCGTCATGCCAAATGGCGACCTCTTGTATATCGACTGGGGCTCGGTGACCTCGGAGCGCGATCTCATCGCTCCCGATTTCCTGAAAGCTCGCGGCTACTATCTGGCAGGCACCAGCAGCGTCATCTATCCCTCGGTCGGTTACTCCGACAGCAGCTGGAACACCGAGGAGGTCTATGACGTGTGCGATGCCTCCGGCGGCTTCCTCTGGCCCGTCAAAGGAGATCCGCGAGCCACCGGCACATGGAACGAGACCCGCGCTGCGTCACGAAACAAAGACGTCAAACTCTACACGTATTCTGACACGCAGCTCAAAGACGAGTTCTACGGCAGGCGCATCCAAAAAGGCAAAGGCCCCAAAATCATCATCCCCACCGATGCCGACATGGAGCTGAAGACCGGACTGATGGGCCAGATGAAAGACCGTCAGACCAACCTCTGGAAACGCGTGCAGAATGACCACCTAGGCGACTGCGGAAAATACGCCCTGCTCGCCTCTCAGATCGCCCGAAAAGCCAAGTTCATCGACTTCTGAACGCTTCAAGCGCAGGCACCGCCGACTAATTACAATCCACCCACACTTACCATGCCACGTTCACCGAAGTTAAAGACACCCAAAGGTCAAACATATCAGACGGTTGCCCCTGCCGCGCATGGTTCGCGTTCGCGCTGGAAGCATGTTGAAATTGCCAATCGCTTTCTGCCTAATTCCTCCATTGAGGATAGGGCAATGCGGCGGATTGATAACCTGCGAATTGGTAAAGATCGGAAACGGCTACTTGCTCTTTTGGCTGCGTATGAATTGCCGCAGCCTTGCAACGCTTGCGGGGGCGCGGGCGGTAAGAGGTCGCGAAACAGCGGTAACATTTCTCACAAGTGCGCCGCGTGCGATGGCTTTGGAGTTGAAGCGAACAAATAGCTCAGCAGCAGACGGCTTTGCGGCTGTCTGCTGCTGCGGAAGTTCACCGCAGCATTGACACCCGGGCACGACCATGCCCGTCTCCGTTTCAGACCTGCGCCAGGAGTGGCTATTCCTGGCCCGCAACCTCTACCCCGCCACCGACTACGCGGCCCAGAAGACCTACCTCTGGAAAGAATACACCGCGCTTACCGCCGCAGGCGATGCCGAGGGCACTGCCGCCTCGAAGGACGGAGCCAATGGAGCCTTCCAATGGAGGGGAGCCACGCCCGAGGAAAAACGGCTCGCCTTGCGTGGAGCCATCGAGCACCTCGAAGGACTCATCGCCGGTGAAGTCGCCAGCCAATACGCCAAGCCCTTCGGCTTCAAATTTGTGGGCACCCCACACGAAACCTTCGAGACCTCTGAATACCTATGAGCCGCAAAAAGGCCACCGCACCGACCGGAAAAGCTCCGGTCTTTTCCCCGACCAACGCACTGGGCCCCACCACTGGCACCGTCCGCGTCGCTCCGCAGCGCATGTGGAGCAACAAATCGCTGGAGGGCATGGCGAAAAACCGCAACCGCGTGGAGGTCTCACGCTTCCTCCAGGACGAGATTCCGGTCGTGAAATACGCGGTGCAAACCTTGCCCAAAGAAGCCATCGGCAAAGGCATCGGGCTCAAATCCATCTCCACGAATCCCGAGTTCAAAGCCGCTGCCACCGCGTTCTTCGGCAAGTGGGCCAGCTCCACCGCTTGCGATCTTCGCAAAGAAAGCACCTTCTACCAGCTCCAGCCCCGCTGGCTCAGTGCCATTCTCGGCGACGGTTCCTGCTTCGTGCAAAAAGTAAAAGGCGACGAAATGACCCGCACCTGGTCACTGGCCGACAAATCCAAACGCCGCGTTCAATTTCAGACCTTCACCCGAGACCAGGCGTGCTCGCCCGCCAGTGCCATCGACAAGGAAGACCGCTGGAACGATGGGCTCCTTTACAACAACTTTGGCCAGCTGGCGAAGGTCCGCATCTGCCTCGATGGCGATCCCTATTCACGCGATTCCCGCTTCGTGGATCTCGATGCCAATTTCATCAGCCACCTGAAGGACAATTTGCGCTTCAATCAGCAGCACGGCACGCCCGCCATTTTCACCAGTGGCAATGACCTGCTCGATGCCCTCGACCTCAAAGCCGTGCGGAAACACTCGGCCAAGATTCGCGCCTCCCTGCTCGGCGTCACCACCACCACCGGCGGTGAGGTGCCTAATGCCATGAAGCAGGTCATGAAAAACACCCAGTCGGGAGTGCCGGCAGTGGACACCGGAAAACGCTTTGTCGAGATCCACGACGGCGCGGTCATGATTCCCCTGGGCATGAATGAAGACATCAAGTTCTTCACCAGCGGCGAGGCCGTGAATTTCGCCCAGCTCCTGGAGCATCTCACGCAGCCCTTCATCTATAACTTCGGCCTGCCGCCGGAGTGGATCTTCTCCATGGGCAGTCTCGGCGGTGCCAGTGCGCGTGCCATCCTCGACAAAGTGCGCCGCGCCTACGAAAACATGCGCGGCCTCATTTACCCGCACCTCCAATGGTGCTGGGAGTTCGTCATCGCCGATGCCATGCTGCCCGGTGGACCCTTGGAGAAATTCGCCACCGTCGATGACTGGAACGAGATCGACTTCGTGTGCGATCCCGACCCAAGCGTCGATCTCGGTCGCGATCACAAAGCGGACATGGACCGCTGGGACAGCCACCTGATCACGGCGGAAGATTACATCGAGCAACGCAGCGCCATGTCCGGCGTCTCCGTGCGTCACGCCAGCATCGATGAAAAACTCGACAATGTGCGCTACGCCATCTCCCAGGCGACCGGCAGACCCATCATTGAGGTCATGATCCCCGAGTCCATCGCCATCATCATCGGCCTCGGGCCAAAGGTCACGCAGGCCGCCAGTGGTCTCGTGGGCAGTTTATCGGCAGAGGCCATCGCGGACGAGCTAAGTGCCAATGACGACCCGGAAGATTGACACCCGCCGCGCATCATGCGCTCCTGGTTTCAAATTCGCAATGCTGGCTCCGACTCCCTCACGATCGACATCACCGATGAGATCGGCTACTTTGGTGTGTCGGCCAAAGACTTCGCTGCCCAGCTGAAAGCAGCAGGCACCCCCAAGTCCATCGTCCTCAATCTCGACACCCCAGGGGGCGACTGCAATGACGGCTTCACCATCTACGACGCGCTCAAAAACTCCGGCGCATCGATCACCGTGAACATCACCGGGATGGCGGCCTCCATGGGCAGCGTCATCATGCTGGCCGGAGAGAAAATCCGCATCGCCGAAAATGGCCGCGTCATGATCCACCGCGTCACCGGCGGGGCCGTGGGCAACGCGGACGAAATGGACGCCGCTGCCAAGGTCATCCAGCAATTCGAAAACCGGATCGTGGCTCTCTACACCGAGCGCACCGGCAAAGACGAAGCTGAGATCCGCGACCTCATGAAAGCTCAGATGGGCACCTGGTTCTTTGGCGAAGAAGCCATCGACGCAGGCTTTGCGGATGAGCTGATCAAAGGCACCCAGGCACGCGCCTTCAAAGCCGAGTGGGCCGCAAAATTCACCATGCTCCCCGCCGCATTATTTGACACGCGCCAAGACGAAACGCCCACCGCGTCCATCTCCACTCAAATCACAATGACCAAAGCCATCATCGCCCTCGCTGCACACGCTGGCATCGCTCTCTCGGGCGATGAAACGGAAGACCAAATCTGCGCTGCCATCGCCGCTCACAAGCCCGAAGCCGCCAAGTTTGAAATGAACCTCGAAGACGCGGAGACCAAGAAGATCTTCGACACCGCAGTCGGTTCCGGCATTGCCGCCGCGCTGCCCGCCGCCGTCGCTGCTGCCACCCAGCCGCTGGAAGAAAAGATCGCCGCGCTCTCCGCCCTGGTCACGCACGGTGCCGCTGGTTCCGCGCAGGGTGCTGCTGCCACCTCCGGTGCAGGCACCGCCGCCAAAGGCTCCGCGCTCGACCAGTTCAACGCCATCGAAGATCCCGCTGAGCGTCAAGCCTTCTACAACAAGAATCTGGTGGCCATCAAGGCCGCAATGAAAAACGCAGCCTAACCCTCCACCTCTGACCCCACCCTTCACTCCAAAAATATATGGCCACCCTCTTCAATGACCGTCTGTTCGCCACGCAAGCCTTCCAGCAAGTCGTGGACATGCTCGCCCCCTTGAACGCTTTCTCCACTGACCTCAGCTCCCTCGCGGGCCGTCAGGGTGAGAGCATCACCGTGCCGCTCTTCGGCTCGGCCACCGCCACCACCTACACGCAGGCAGCTGACGTCATGGAAGGCACCGGCGGCACCATCACCGCCATCACCGTCACGCTGAACGCTCGCAAGATCGTTCCCGTGGACGTCACCACCCAGCAGCTGGCAGATTCCGCCAACGCTGGCAACTACGACGCCTACGCGCAGCAGATGAGCGCCGCGCTGAGCACCCTGATCTTCCAGGACATCCTCAGCATGTTCACGGTCGCCGCTTTCGGTGCCCCCACCACCACCGCCTCCGCCAACTTCAAGCTCGACGCCGTGCTCGCCGCTCGCGTCGCCTTGAACAACAAGAAGTGCCCTCGCGCCAATCGCACCTTGCTGCTCGATGACAGCGTCGAGGCAGGTTTGTTCAGCGACACGAATTTGGTGCTGGCACTCAATCGCGGTGGCAATCAAGCCATCAACGAGGGCGACATCGGACGCGTGCTCGGGTTCGACATCATGACCCCCACCGCCTTCCCGCTCAATGGCATCTCCCTCATCGGGATCGCCGTGGGTAAGGGTGCCGCCGCTGTGGCCTTCCGTGGCCTTCAAAACTTGCTCCCCGAGCAGGAATACGAAGCCTTCGAAGTGCTGACCGATTCCGCCACCGGAATCAGTGCGCTCTACACGCGCCACTGGAATCGCGCCGCTGGCAAGTATTTCATGAACATGCAGGCCCTCTACGGGTATGCCCGCGCACTGACTCTTCAAGGTCACTGCATCACCACGGCCACGACCTAGTCTTCGCCCTCGCTTCGCCACCCCTCCCTCGTGTTTGTGCCACGAGGGCGGGTTTGTTTCACCCAGTTCAAAACTTCGGTTTTACCCGACGCTGCCCGCACTTGGCACGTCGGGTTTTTTATTCCCCATGAACCCCACCCCTAAAATTTCCCTCTGCCTTATCGCAGGCAATGTCGATCAATACATTCAGCGGTTCCTCGACTCCTTCGCTCCCCTGGTCGATGAGATCGTTATCGTGTCCGCCATCGGTGCGCAGGCACCCGACCGCACCAGCGTCATCGCCTTCAATCACCCCAAGGTGAAGCAGCAGACCATTTATTCCAACGCCCCCGAGAACGCAGCTTGGCCCCATGTGGACAACTTCGCCGCCGCTCGCCAGCGGGCTTTTGATCTCGCTTCCCACGAGTGGGTCTTGTGGGCCGACACCGATGACGTCATCGATCCCACCTCCATCTCCATCATCCGCGAAACCTTCGCCGCTCACCACCAGACCGCCGATGCCTTTTGCTGGGATTACAACGTGCCCGATGACGGCCTCCGCGTGGTCAAAGATCGCCTCGTCAGAAAGTCAGCCTTCTACTGGCGGCACCGCGTCCACGAGGAGCTGACGCCTGGCATCGCCGAGCCGCGCTTCGTCATCGTCCCGCAGGCCGTCATTACCCACATGCCACGCGGCACCCGCGCACCCAATGACGAGCGAAACCTCACGCTGCTGCAAGCCATGAAAGACGACGGCAGCATCACCGCCGGTCATCGCTTTCACCTGGTGAATAGCCTGCGGGCCGTGGGTCGCTCCGAGGAGGCCGTCACCGAAGCCACGCAGCTGCTGCAAGGCTCCGACCTCGGCATCCCCGAGCGTTACGAGCTGCTCATGTCGCTCGGCCAAATGTGCCCCGATCTCAAGAACCAAGGCCAGCTCTACCTCCAAGCCCTCGCCACCGATCCCGCCCGCCGCGAAGCCTATGGCGAGCTCGCCGTCCACGCCTGCCGGACGGGTCGCTTCGGGCAGATGCTCGCCTGGACCACGGCCATGCTCGCGCTGCCCAAGCCTCCCGGCTACCTCTGGAGCCACCGGGCGCAGTATTACGGCTGGGCAGGCATCCAGCTGCACGCCGTGGCCCTGCGACTCAATGGTCGCCGCACCACCGGCGATGTCCTTCAGCTGAATCATTTTAAAAAGCACGGTGCCAAGATCAGCCTCCTCCACGCCACCCGAGGCCGCTCCAAGAAGGCTCTCCATACGCAGGCCCTGTGGATGGCCCGAGCCGCCGACCCCGATGCCATCGAGCACGTCTTCGGCCTCGATGCCGATGACGAGCAAGCCCTGCCCCTCGCCGCCAACCGCGCCGTCATCGTGCCGCCAGGCGGTGGCTGCGTGGCCGCATGGAACGCAGCCGCCGCTGCCTGTCACGGTCAGGTGATGGTGCAGATGAGTGACGACTTTGAGCCACCCATGCACTGGGACACGCTCATCCTCGATCGCCTCGGCGATCTCTCGCAGCCCACGGTGCTGGCCGTGTCCGATGGCAGTCGCACCGATGCCCTCCTCTGCATGGCCATCCTCACCCGCGCCCGCTACAAGGCGCAGGGCCACCTCTTCCATCCCGATTTTAAAAGCATGTATTCGGATAACTACTTCACCCACTGCGCCTATCAAGACGGCTGCGTGATCGAAGCGCGGGACATTATCTTCGAGCACCTCCACCCCGCCTTTGGCAAAGCCGAGATGGACGAAACCTACGCCACTAGCAACGCCCGCGAACGCTACACCGAAGGACTCGAAATCTTCAACCGCCTCGTTTCATGAACACCCCCAAACTCTCCATCCTCACGCCTGCCATCTGGTCTCGGACTCCGCCGCGCTACGATCACCCCGACATCGAGCACCTCGTGGTTTTCGACAATCGCCGCCGCTCGATCGGGCTGAAACGCCAGGCGTGCCTCGACATCGCACGCGGTGACTACATCGCCTTTGTCGATGACGACGATGCCATCACCGACGACTACCTCGAAGAGATCCTCGCTGCGATCGAGACCACGCAGGCCGATGTCATCACCTTTGACCAGCTCGCCGTGGTCAATGGCGAGCATGCCCGGATCAACATGGCCCACGGTCAGGCCGATGAAGCCTTCATCGGCTCCCCCAGTGCCACCGATTGCCCGGTCGTCAAACGCGGTGCCTGGCACGTCTGCGTGTGGAAACGGGAGCTGGTCAAAGACTGCCTTTTCCCCGACTCCAACTATGGCGAGGATCTCGTCTGGGCACAGCAGGCCCGCACCCGCGTCCGCACCCATCACCACATCCCACGCGTGCTGCATGAGTATCACCACAGCACCGCCACCACCGCCGCTCCGCCGGAGCTTTGACACCAGGTTAGACGTGTTAGTGTATTCATCGGGAACCGTCGCCCTTTTGGTTGGGGGCGGCGGTTTTTTTTGGCTTTGACACCCGGCACCCATCGTGCCGCTCATCCCTTCCGCCTCCACGATTGCCAACCTTTTTGATGCCGTTGAGCAAATGGTCCAGCCCCTAGGCGAGTCCATGCGCGGTGAAAAAGCGGCACTCATTTATTCCGGCTCTGGCTTCACCACGATGCACGCCGCCGCGCTCTGGAGCCAACTGCCCGAGCGCGATGAACTGGAACCCGGAGGCTTTGTCCTTCAGGAGAAAATCGCGTTTAGCATTCGCAAAGACATCATGCCTACGGCCCTCGCCAAACGCGCTCGCGTCCGCTGCTCGCTCAAGGGTTTGGAGGGCAAAACCTACCTCATCGAATCCGTGAAACAAACCACCGGCGACCGCATCGCCTGGCTCTTCGAAGCTCGCCGGGACCAAGGAGGTGACGCCTGATGACCTCTGCGCTCGAACTCCTCGAAGCCCTCGGCTACGAGTCTGCCGGCACCGATCCCGACGATCGCCAACTCACGCAGTGGACATACCAGCGCACGCTCCCCCACGTCGTCATCTCCCTGCCTGCTGACGCCTGCGTCATGGATGTCCACTATGCCATCTACGACGCCGGACGCCGCGCCGAGTGGAAGGCCATCAAGGAAGCGCAGGACACCTATGCGCGAAAACTCCGCGTCTTCGGCGGCACCGAGATCATCCTGCCGACATGAAACTCAAGGTCCGAAAGATCAACGTGCAGCGTGAGATCCAGCGTCTCCGCGCAGCCACCGGACCCGAGTATAAAAACGTCATGCGGGAGTTCATGAAAAAGCAGGGGCGATTGCTTGTCAGTAGCGGAGGCAATGTGCCCGGTCTGGTGCAGGTCACCGCACCGCACTCAAAGAGCGTGCGCGGCATCAAGGCCCGCGTGCAGGGTGAGATGGCTGTGAAAAACGATGTCTGGAAAGTTTACGGGAGAATGGAAGCCATGTTTCCATTGATCCGATCTAGAGACCCGGAGAAAGCAAACGAGTTCTGGGCGTTGATTAAAAAAGGTCAAAGGGCCAAAGCGGAAAAAATTGCGCAGAAGATCACCGGACTGATGTTAGGGCCTTGGGATGGTGGCAATGAACACAACAAGCGGCGAGGAAGAAATGGCAGAGTCAAAGGGGAAACTCCTTCCTATTTTATCAGAGGGACATCCGCGCCGATTAAAAAACACATTCGGCATAAAATGGCAAAAGTCGGCACCCTCGCCGCCGCCGTGGTGAATAGCGCAGAGGCCAAGCTCGGCCCCCTCAAAAGCGTGCCCTCATTTGTTCGTCGGAATGCTCACAAGGGCGGAGGTCGTGTTTTACTTTTAGAAAATAGATCGGGGGTTGAAGTGATCGTGGAAAACCTCAATCCGCGAATGCAGTCGGACCTTCAGCGGAAATTCGATTATGTTTTAGGCTATCGACTAGCCGCTGTGGAACGACAACTCCCGTTCATTGCCCGTAATATCGAAAAAAAACTCGCCGCTCAACTCAAAGACTAAACCCCCATGCCCCTCATCAACGCCGAGACCAAGATCCCCCAGCTGCTGGCCGACTACGTGGACAGTCGCCGCACCGCGCTGGCCATCCCCGCAGCCACCGCGCTGCCGTTTTTGGCAGGCGTCTCGGGCGGCAGCAAAAAATTTCCCTGCGTTGTGTTTCACTGCCCCGACTTCGACATGAGCCAGCACCCCGAGCGGATGAAACTGAATGTGGAAGTGGCTTACGAGGAATCCGCCAGCACCGCCGAGAGCGAAACGGAGAACGCCACCACCGCAAAGATTCGCAGTGCCCTGGCGGATCTCGCCTCGTGGAATGCCTACATCGACGGCCTGACCTCGGGCGAGCGCACGGGTTGGCTGATCCGTGGCACGCGACTCATGTCTGGCGGCACCGAGATCAATGCCGACCGCCAGACCCGCCGCCGTTTCACGCAGATCGAGGTGCGCGTGATGTCGAGCGAGACCGTCTTCCCCGCCGCGTGATTTGACACGCTGCCAGCAGCATGGCAGCACCCGCAGCAGTTCACACGCATGGATCGATCACCTTGGTCGATGAACCCGCAACGTCTTCCGTCATCCAAGCGGAAAGTTTCACCTTCACGGGCACGCGCGAAGAACGCCGGACCAACCGCGCCAACGGCTCGGCCCGTCGCATCCAGAAGCGCAGCCCCGAAGCCAAGATGGTGCTCACCGGCTACCTCATCGGGTCCACCGGCCTCGCGATTCAGGAGTGCGGCACCGAGATCACCGCGTTGGCCAACTTCAACGCCATCCGTCGCGGGTGCGACTTCGCCCAGGGCACCATCCTGCTCGATGAAGTCGAGGACTCCCTCAGCATCGAGGAAGACGACATGACCACTTTGAGCATGACCTGGCACGGCCTGCTCTAGTCCGTTCTCGCACATTCATCCCCCAAGTAAAAAAAAATGATCCAAGCCTGGTCCATGGTCGAGTCCCTCGACACCGCCGCCGCCTTCCGCAGCCTCGGCATCCCCGTCATGAGCGACAAAACGCTCGACCTCGCCCGAGGCAAAGACTGGCACCGCTGGTCGGTCTGCCGGGGCATCAATCTCCCGGGCACCGATGTCCCAGCCGATCCCCTCATCCGCGCCGTGCGTCACAACGAGCTGGAAAAGATCGACCCCTGCCACCCTATCCTCGACAGCCTTGGCGTGCTGAAAATCCGGCACCAGCTCATCGATGCGATGCACAATGGCACCTCCTACCGCATCAACCTGAGCGTGAAGCCCGGTGCCGTGCTCGAAGTGGGCCATGAGCCCTCCTTGGTGCAAACCCCGCCGCACGTCGAAACCGGAGACCTCAAGCTCTCCGCCTGCCTCATTCGCCTTGGGCTCCCTATTGCCAAGATCACCGGCACCCCACCCATGGCCCGCATCACGCTGGCCACGCCTGGCTACGGCCTCCACCCCCAGAAGGCCATCAAAGGCGAGATCCTCGTGTCTGCCTTCCGGCAGTTGCCGCGCCACACCTGGGCGCACGTCGCTCCGCAGCTCGACGGCCTCCGCCTCACCGCCACCCTCGCCCGCCTCCGGCACCTCATGCACACCCTGTGGATCCGCGATCAGCTCCACGACTACATCCAGGGACGCCGCCAGCAAGTCATCCTCACCGCCCCCCACACCCGCCGCCACGTCCTCATGCCCGACGACGCCTCCGGCGGCATGATGGACCGCGTCGCAAAATTCATGGGCGTGCCTTAACGATGAGATGAGGGACGCGAAGGGCGACACAAAGATATGAAAACACGAACCAACACCGACGCCCTGAGCGTTCCTCTCCATCGTCTTGTTCGGCATTGGCTGCGCATGGGCTATGGCCACATCTGCCATGCAGTCTGGCTCCGACTGCCTGAATCCATCGCCATGCGGTCGCGCCTTGGGTCTCACTTGCTGGCATGGGCTGGCTATTGGGCAAACATGACATGGAGTATGCCGAACGATCAAACTCTGCCGACCGAAGAGGCGGCGAAAAAGCCATGAAAACAGAAACGACTACCCCCGCCCCGAAGGTTGGCAGCAGTGCCTTGTTCTCCGAGTTGGTGAGCAAGGCCGCGAAGATGACCCGCTCCCAAGTGCAATCCGCAATAGATGCGTGTCATCCCTGCACACTGGAAACCGATGAATCCTATGCTGCCGATGCGCTGGCAATGGAGTTGATTCACGGGAGGCATGATAAGCGGGAAATTGTGAACATGATCCGGTGGGTGCTGATGGGCTGTCCTTCGGAGAACGTCCTCACTCTGCCGACCGAAGGGGCGGCGCAAGACTCATGAAAACACGCAAGACTACACCCGCCCCGAAGGTTGGCAGCAGTGACCTTGTTCGGCGATTAGACTCCGCTCACGCGGAACTCGTCGAAGCTCGCAAAATAGCCGCGATCTCAAAGCACGAAAGCTACGATGAAATCGGCGATGCCATCGAATGCGTGGAAGCCGCTTTCGTGTGGCTGCACAAATCGCCGAACGTCACAGCGCAGGCATCCCCGACCACTACCCCAAAATGAAGAATCCAATAGAAAACATCGCAGACCAAGACACTTACTATGACAATGAGCGCGTAGGGGATTGCTCTGCCGCGCCTTGTTCGCTTTTCCGCTCAACGTGGGAAGCTCGCGACGGGAAAATGGAACCCGTGCAGACTCCCGACCTCTTCGTGTGGGCTTGCGTGAACACGAAAACCGGAGAGGTGGAAATGACCGAAATCCAGCCCTACGACGACGAACTCAACGAGAACCTTGTGGAAGGCTGGGAGTGGAGACGCTTCCGACTCATTGAAGCGAACAAGCAATTATCCAACACTGATCACTTGCACGTGCATGAATAACACGATCACCCTCAACCGAATCCGTGAAGCGTCTGCACGCGGCAAACAAATGGCCGCAGCCCGGTGGGAAAAGCATCGGAAGCGCACTCGCGAGTTGGAACGATTGGCCAATCTGGACCCCCTGCGTGTGCCAGGGCGCATTGTGCAGCGCGTGGTGGTCATCGTGCAGGAGTCGCGGGTCATGGAGATCATCCGCCGGGATACCACGTCGCAGCGCGAATGGGCGCGATTAAAACGAAATGCAGGTCTGTAACTGACACAACCAAGAACCGAGAACCAAGAACCAAGAACCAACAACCCAGAACAAAAAAACATGCCGAAACCCAAAACACCCGCCGTCTACCTTGACCCCGGCGAAGAATCCACCCCCACCGCCGCCGCCCCTGCCGTCGAGCAGATCACCTTCCAGGAGGGCATCTTCCACCTCCAAGGCACCCCGCTCAGCCCCTTCGCCGTCGACCGTGAGTCCGCCTGGCACCTTCACCGCGCTCAGCTTTCGGCACCTCCTGTGCAGCAGCTGGGCACGCTGGGTGAGTGGGGACAGGACGCCATCCGCATTCTGTGGTTTTGCGCTCACGAACCCGCAGACTGGATCAGCGCCCCGATGGGCCAGCGGGTCGATGGCCAGTGGGTCCGTTACACGCCCGAGCAGCGAGCCGCCAGATTGGAGATCAAGATGACCGAGTGGTCCCAGGGTGCCCTCGCCGGGTCAGCCTTGCCCGAGGTCGTGAATCTCGCCTTGGCCATCCTCGCCAGTGCCAGCAAAAACCGCGCCGTGCCCATCGCCAGCGGCAAAGGAGGAACCCCCTCGGGAAACTAGCCCTGCCCGCGCTGAGTGCTCAATACGTGAGCCTCATCGCGCGGGCCTGCCCGGGTCTTTTCACGGAGGACTTCATCCGTTTCCACCTGCCTCAAGAACGAGGCTGGGCCTACATCCACGCCTGGCAGGTCGAGGCAGGCCAGCGCGTGCAATGGCGCGACGACCGCAACCCTGGCGTGCAGTGGTGGCAGGACATCAAGAAGAAGCTCAGCAGCCTCCGCACCGAGGAACGCTGACGCCTCGCAGCATTGACACGCGAGCCACCCTGAATGGCAAAAGTTAAACTCGGACTCGACGACAGTGAGCTGAGGTCTGGGCTCAAAGGCGCAGCCCAACAGCTCAGCACCTTTCAGCGTCAGACCGTCGCTTCATTTCAAGGCGTCAGTGCTGCATTTGCGGCCTTTGGGGGAGGCGCAGCCATCACGGGTCTGATCACCCGAGGCATCGAGTTCAACAAAAACATGGCCGACTCCGAGGTCGCCATCGGCAACGTCCTGCGGCAGTTTCAAGGGCTCAACCAGGAAGCCGCCAAGGCGGAAGCGGCCAAGGCGATGCAGCAGATCGTCGATCTGGAGCCCTTAGTGGCCGGATCACTCGGCGACCTCACCGGCGGTTTCATGGCGACCATTGCAAGTGCGCAAGCCATGGGCATTTCCGTTGAGGATAACATCACCCTGGTCGGGCTTTTTGCCAATGCGCTGGCCAACGCCAAGATCCCAGCGGAGCAGCTGGCGCAGGAAATGCGCTCCATCCTGACGGGCAACATTGGCGCAGACTCGACACTGGCCAAGGTGCTCAACATCACCAATGAAGATGTAAAAAACGCCAAAGAAGCGGGTGAGTTGGTCGATTTCCTTAAAAACAAAATCGGTCTGCTGGGCCAAGCGGGAGATTCGGCTGAAGTGACGTTTTCCAGTCTCAACAGCGCCATCGATAAAGCACTCGGTGCCGCCACCAAGGCCCTGTTTGAGCAGTCGGTCACAGGTGCCAAGACACTCACCGAGGTGATCAGTGAAAATCAGCAAGCCTTTGCCGCTCTCGGCTCCAGCATAGGTAGCGTATTGGGCGGTGCCGTGTCCGTCATCGGGGGAGTCGATAAAGCCATCCGAGACCTCACGGACAACACGCTCAATCTTACCAGCACGCTCATGAGCATCGGGGGAGCCGTCACGGGTTTGGGTGGCATCTCAAGCATGTTTAAAAAACCTGCCACCACCGCCGAAGCAACCTCCGAAGCGCCCGCCACGCCCCCGCCGCAGCGTGCCTCCACGCTGCCAGGTCTCGCTGCTGCCGGTGTGAACCCCGACGACCTGCTCACCTCGTCCCTGCCCGGCCTCGCCGCCGCCACCGCACCGGTTGGACAGTCGCAGATCGAACTGCGAGAGAAGCAGGAAATGAGCAACCTCATAGCCCGGCTCGCCTCGCCCGATGGCGAGGTCACCACCCCCCAGGTGGCCGCAACCAACCAGCAATCCGGTGCCGCCAGTGCCAACGCCAACCGCTCCCGCTACGACGCCGCCACCCTCAAGGCCCTGGAGGAAAACAACAAGATCCTCGCCACCCTCGCCGCCTACTAAACAGCCATGCCCGCCCCGACTGCCATTCACTACTTCGGAGACACCAGTTTAGAGATCGGTGAGGAGCCGCGCATCGTGCGCCGACTGGATGGTTTTGATGAGGGCCAGTTCACCTTCCACGGCGGAGGCCAAAACTCACTTGAGCCCGGTGACCTGGTGCCTGGTTATTCAAACCTCTTCGTGGCGGAAAACACCACCACCAATCACTCCGGCGACTACGAGCACCAGATCCGCGCCATGGGCCTCAGCAGCGGAACCAGCCGACGCATCAGCCGCGTGGCCACCGACACGGAAGACGGATTCGATACCGGCACCGAAACGTGGATCGTGCGCAAAGGCGCTAACCTCGGGCTCGGCAGATCTCACATGGATCACCCGCAGCTCTATGCGGTCTCGCGGGCCGAGCGAAATTCCCCCATCGATCAGTTCGTCATCATCGAGTTGGGATTCTTGGGCATCAAGACCGGAGCCAAGCCGGATCGCTACAAGACCACCACCTCCTCACGCGAGCTGAGCTTCTCCGCCAAGACCGTCAACGGAAAAGCGGGGAAATGGAATGTGTTGCGCGGCGATCCCGTGATGGTCCGCAGCTACCTGAGCCTGCAAAGTCCCAACCACAACCGCGTGGCGCGTTTTGGCCCCACCCCGGCTTTTTTCCCAAACGTCTCTTCGCTCAGCGCCACCTTGAACGATGAGGATGAGCCGGTCTACCAATGGCCGGATGGCGTGGTGCTGGCCTCCCTCGACACCGACCAGGTGCCCGGCAAGAATGTCTGGTTTGTGACCGAAACCTACGTGCAGCGCGATCGCATCACCGTATGAGCCTCGAAGGAGACCTCCTGATGCCCCCGCGTGGCCCGCTCAAATGGCGCTGGCTCACGGAGATGCTCACCAAGCTCAGCAAGGCCGCAGGCATCCTCTCCCCCGATGGCAGCGTCCAGATCAACCCCACCACCGGCGGCGTCACGCTCTACACGCCACCGACCGCCACCACGGGCCGCATCGACATTCGGCCCGTGGGAAGCGATCGTTACCGTGTCCCGGCCTTGACGTTTTTTGATGGCATTGATTTTTCGGAAATAGGAGAGCAAGAGGTCACCCTCCGCGAAAATGAAATCCTCTGCCTGCGTTATGCTTACACCTTGGCGCTTTTTCAAAACCCCGATGCGGAGCCCGTGACTTTGGTTTCCATCAGCGTCTCGGATCTTGAATACGCGACCACGGCTAAGCCGACCAATGAGACGCCCGTCGCGGGCTTGATCTACATTCCCCTCGCCATGAGGCAGGACGGATTTGTGATTTTCGCAAAACAAACCACCATCAGTTTGGACAATTACGTCACACTGAAATTCTCCATGGGATGAAATCACCGGTTGCATGGATTCCTTCTGTTTTAGCGGCTCGGCGTCTGCGTGAGCTGGCCCGCTCGCTCAATGTTTTTTCGGAGGGAAAACCTCTGGTTCAAACCCTCACCGGGACACGGCTGATCACGGCATCCACCCTGCCCATCAACAACTTTCCGCTCAAATTCGACAAGCAAACTCGCACGCTCACGCTGCCTGGTCTTTATTTGGACTTTGTGAGGTGGCAATACATTCCTCCCCAGAAGGTATCCGGCGCACCCGCCGCCAATCAAAGCGGTTACCTGCGCATCGTCGTGGGGGCCACCTATGATTTGGCAGACTTCTGGGCCACCATCAACATCGGCACACCGACTCTGGAATGGGTGCTGGACGAAAACGTCACAGCTCCGCCGCCGGATTTTTATTATATCAACATCGTGCGCCTCGACGAAAACGCAGAACCCGTGCCTTTTCAATTATCCAGCCCCTTGATCAAGCGTTGGATTTGATCTTACCGTATGAAATCACCCACCGCTTTTGTGAAAAGCATCACCTTTGAGAAAGTCCTCGCGGCTTTTGAAAAAGCCACCGGCATCACAGTCCAAAACGGCGACTCGGCTAAGTTACCGAAGGGCGAGCGGTCCTTGTTTTTGGCCTTTCAATCCGGCCAGCACGCCCCCTTCCAAGTCACCGCCAGTTCACCGGGTCTCATCAAACTTGAGCGGGGCTTTGTCACCTACGCGGGCACCACCTACTATTACCCCGCCGCCGTTTACTCAGGCGCCGCTCCCGGGGGTGTGTTTCTGAAGATCGAAACCGATTACGCCCCTTTTCTTTTCGAAGATGTTTTCGGCAACGACTTCTGGTATCAACCACCTGTCCCCGCTAGGCCGGAGTTGGTCTGGAGAGAGCAAGGCACCGTGGGTGCTTATTGTGAAATCTCAGAGGATGATGACGGCGCACCCATCGTCGCGTCTGCACAGACCCTTTACATCCCGATCGCAGCTCACGACGCGGGCCAGGGCATCAACTACATCAGCCACAATATCTTCATCGCGCACGGGGAAAGGGGAGACATCGATTACCGCGAAGGCTGGGGCTAAGGTTTGACACGCGACCGCCAGCATGGCAGTCAGCACGCTCAACTCGGATCTCCACGTCGTCGGCAATCTCACCCTTAGCGGGGATCTCCCCATCTACCCCCGCTCCCGGCTGGAGCAGGAGGGCAGCATGGTCCAGCAGCTCCCCATCACCGAGTGGAGCGTCTGGGACGCCTTCGCCACCCGCCTCGCCGTCACGGCCCTCAGTGCCGACGACCTCTCCCTGGTGGGGGGCACTTTCGGCAGCGATGCGCCCTACATCTCCACGCTTGATGTGAAAGGAGTCGGCTGCACGAAAAAAGCCCGCATCCTCTTCCAGCTCCCGTGCGAATACGTCACGGGCGCATCCATCTTCATTCGCGCCTTCGCAGGCATGAAGACCACCGTCAGCGACGGAGCCTGCACCATCGACTTCAGCGCCTACAAAACGGGCATCACCACGAGTGGCACCCTGGTGGATGCGGGGGATCTCGTGACCACCGCCGCGCAGAGTATCAAGTTCCTCAGCTGGGAGAACTACGACTTCGCGATCAACCCCGCCGGACTCGTCGCCGGAGATTGGCTCGACATCATGCTCACGATCGCCATGACGGACGCCGCCACACCGACTGCCACCATCGCAGGCTGCCGTCCCTCCATCGCTCTCACCATCAAAGGTTAGTTCCTGCACAACCATGACACCCGCCAAGCGAACGATCTACATCGACACCGCCTCTGGCGCGGTCTCCTCCAGCATCGGCGGGCAAGCCGTGGTCGATCCCCAGTTCATCTTGAGGACCGGGGCCAATCTCGAGATCGCCTTCGTGACCAACGGGGCCGTGGTCGAGCTGCAAGCCAACAGCACCGGACGTTTCGTGATCAAGGAGCTGGGCGAGGGCGACGGTGCCGCGCTCTTCCTCGACACCGCCTGGGACAAGACCGGCACCGGCACCAGCACCCGCTACACCTTCACCGGAGAGATGGATGGCACCGCCCTCCGCACCTCCCTCGCCAACGGCCTCAGCAAGCAATACGGCGCATCGGTGCTCTTCAAAGAACCCGCTGACACCTACGACTCCGCCTCGTTGCCCTTCTTGGTCACCGTCAACCAAAACTACCACCGCAGCGACGACGCCGCCCCTCTGGTCTCTGCCGATGTCACGCTGGTCCTGAACACCGACGGCAACGCATTTGAAGCGTTCGTGAGCGGAGTTTCCAAAGGCTTTCTCCACATTATCAACGTTGCCCCATGATGAAACTGATCCTCGCCCTTTTCGCCCTCCCCATCGTCGCCCTTGGCCAAGGCGCGACCAACGATTATATATTCAGCCAAAAGCCTGCCAGCGGACCTCTCGTGTCTCGCGCCGTGACACCTACCGTGGGCCGACTGCTCGGCTGGCCAACCTCCATCAACACACCCGCCGCGATCACCCTCGGCACCGGACTCTCGCTCAGTGGCAGCACCCTCAATGCCACGGCCAGCAGCGCATGGGCTGACCTCACGGGCACCCCGACGACACTGACTGGCTACGGCATCACCGACGCTCTAGCCGCCACCACCGCAGCAAGCACCTACCAACCTCTTGACGCGGACCTTACTTCCATCGCCGCATTAACAACCACTAACGCAGGGCGGACTGTTTTGACCGCATCAGGTTCGACGGGAACAGGCAACATAGTTTATGCGGCCAGTCCAACTTTTGTGACAAAACTAACCACACCCGACATTCTAGCGTCTGCATTAACAGGGAATCTGTTAATCTCAAATCAAAGCGGCACCACGGCAATGACAATTTCGGGATCAGGATCGACCACAAACGTCGCCTTTTCTTCGGCAACTGCATCAACGATTGCCCATTTTTCGGCAGGAAAAATTTTAGCTAGCCTACCCCTCGACACCTATCCCAGCCTCACCGAACTGAGTTACGTCAAAGGCGTGACCAGCGCGATTCAGACGCAATTAACCGCGACGACCAACGCATCCAACATCACCAGCGGCGCACTCGCACTGGCAAGGATCGAGCAAGCTGGAGCGACCAGCGGCCAAGCCATCGCATGGAACGGCACGGCGTGGGCACCCGCCACCATCTCCTCCGGCGCCACCCTCGCCGCCAACACCTACACGGGCCTCCAGCAGTTCAGCGGCACCACCCACGCAGGCATCCGCCTCAACAACCTCACCACCGCCGAGCGCGATGCCCTCACGGGAGCCGCAGGCATGGCGATCTGGAACACGACGGATGGCCGACTTCAGCTTCACAACGGCTCCGCATGGACCTCCGGCATGGTGAGGCTTTCCGGCGACACCATGACGGGTGCGCTAACCATCACGCAAGGCACCGCCAACACAGGGATTCTCACCTCCACGGGTTACTCCCTCACAGGCAGCAATGCCACGCCGATGATTGACTTAGCCGGAACGTGGAACACCAGCGGCACACCGACAGGCATCAAAATCAACATCACCAACACGGCCTCCAATTCCGCCTCTTCACTCATCGATTTGCAGAGCGGCGGCACGAGTCGTTTTCGCGTCTTAGCTACAGGTGGCACCGTGTTAGGAGGTGGCCAAGCGACTCCTTTGACGATCATCAGCAGCACGGCGACCAATACGTGGACCGCGACGGGAGATGGTTCATTGCTTCAAAGTCACAGCATTGTTTTGCCTGCGACGGGTTACGTCAGATTTGGATTTGTGGGGGCAAATGATCCAATCATTACGGGCGCATCTTCTTCGATAACGATCAATCAGATTACAACTTTCCAACTCGGAGCCAATACTGCCACTAATGGAGCAACAGCGATCGGCCAAACAATTAAAGGCCCGAACGCCACAGGCACCACATCGACAGGAGGCAGTCTCACGATTGAAGGCGGCACCGGCACCAGCTCAGGCGGCGCGGTGATCATCCGCACCGCAGCCACCACAACCCAAACGGAACGGGCACGATTTAGCTCCGCAGGCGTGACCATCGGCGCATCCGGCACCGCCATTGCATCCGTGATTTCCGCCACGGGCACGCTCGATTTTCCAAGCACCAACGCACACAGTGCATCTGCCCTGACCATCACCGTTACGGGCGCAGCTGTCGGTGATGTCGTTGCGCTGGGAATCCCGACTGAAGCAATCGGCACCAACGGCGTGTTTTTTGGTTACGTCTCCGCCGCAGATACCGTGACCGTTCGCTTTTGCAACACCGACAGTGGTCCCGCAGTGGACCCTGCATCCGGCACCTTCCGCGCCACCGTCATCAAGCACTAAAATATGACCCTAGAATTCAACCTTACCGACGAAGAAACCGATGCGCTGGCAATCAAAACCGCAGCGTTCAATGCGTCTCTGCAAGTCTCTTTTACGCCGACGCAATACCTGATCGAAGAAGTCATCGGCAGCGCAGTCAAACAGATGGTCAGCGAAGCCTACAACGCCGCCGTCCAGCGTCTCGGAGTCACTGCATCGGGGCTACCCTACGCGGCCCGAAAAGCTCTCATCGCACAGGTCGAAGCCGCCGTGAATCCGCAACCATGAAACGCAAGAACAAACGCATCTTGCTGCTGCTCGCCCTCGTGGCCACGCTGACCTTCATGCTCTCGTCATGCAGCCTGATCATCGGTCTGCGCCAAACCTCGCCTAACGGTTGGACACCCACAGCAGTCGAGCGGTGGTGGATGGAGCAACAATCCAAACACTAACACCATGAGCAAGACCCTCGACTCAATCCTCGCAACTCCGCCCCTGACCAAACTGCCAGGGGTGCCTCGACACTCTCCCGGTGCTCAAGAAGCAATCGATCAGGTCGCCGCCCTCGCCGCGCAGCAGGCCGCCGATCTACCCGCTTCAGCCTCGCCCTTTGAGGCCCTGCCCGAGCCCCATTCCGGCATTGCCTTTTCCTTCACGCTCAACCCCCGCGACCGCACCTTCGACTTTTGCTCGCCTCACGCCCTGCGCACCGAGATCCGCGAGATGGAAGGGCAGATCAAAGGCACCATCCACTTTTAACGATGCACCCCTTGCAGCACTTCGCACTGGTTTTCGCCCTCGGGCTGCTCATCGCGCTGTCGCTGCGGATCATTGCTAGAGTCCCCAAACCATGAGCACCGATGACCATGAAAAACGAATCCACCGTTTGGAAACCCAACTCTGGGGCACCGACGACAACCCCGACCGAGGTATCGTCGCAAGAGTCATGATGACCGAATCCATTGCTTTGGAACTCAAAGGCTACGCGCAAAAAATCGTGTGGTTACTCATGGCCGCTCTCCTGCTCGCCATCGTCAATCTCGTGCTCAATAAACACACCGCTCCCGCCCCCAACCAAAGCACCAGCGTCATCACCTCGGACGCCGCCCAGGCCATCGGCTCGCTGCCCACCACCTCTCGGCGCGACTACCTCCTCGTTTCCGAAGTCGCCACCCGCGAAGGCAAAGCTGAGCGCACCATCATTGAGTGGATCGAGGCCGGACGCATCCAGCCCGCCCCCACCAAAAACGGCAAGGAATGGCGGATCTCCGCCGAATACCGCATCCCTCCGCAACTTGCCGCATCCAGCGGCAACCCCGAAGCCGCCGCCCAGCCATGATCTTCCGCCGCACCCCCACACGCCGCGCCCAGATCCCCGGCACCACCCTCGACTACCCCCGCGCCCGCCTCAGCCTCTTTGACAAGGTCTCCTTTTTGTTAGCTCTGAAAACCCTCGCCCACGAAATTAAAATGAAAAAAAGCTCCTGGAAAACCACCCTCGGCGGCATTCTCGCCTTCGCCGGACCCGTTGCCAAAAACGCACTGCCCGAACAATGGCAATGGATCGGGGATGCGCTGCTCTCAGTGGGTGCCCTGATCGTCGGACTGGCCGCCCGCGACAACAACGTAACGAGCGCCGAAGCCGGAGCCAAATGAGCCTCGCCCTTTACAATCACGCGCTCAAAGACCTCGGCCTCGCCGAGACCCCAGGCACCCGCAGCACCCCGCGCATCAGAGCCGCCATCAAAGCCTCCGCGACGTGGCTCAACGACGACGACTCCCAAACGCCCTGGTGCGGCTGCATTCGCGGCCTCTGGGGCCTCGAAACCGCCACCGGCACGCCCCCCTCGCATTTCCGCGCCGCCAGCTGGGCCAAGTGGGGCAAATCCGTTCCGCTTGATCCCACCCAATGGCAACGCGGCGACACCATTGTCATGGGCCGCAGCGGAGGCAACCACGTCGCCCTTTTTTCGCACCTCGGCAAAAACAACCGCGTCTACTGCCTCGGCGGCAACCAAAGCAACGCCGTCACCATCGCTTCTTTTTCTGTGTCCGGTATCTGGGCCGTAAGACGCTAAAACGTGACGCAGGGCGTGACGCGCCTGCCTTTACTGGGCAAAAGTCATCAGTTCGAACCCTGTATCGCGCACCATCTTGGATTGACTCTCCCCACGTAAGAGTGGGTGATTGAGGGACACGGGCGGACGGGTTGAGACAGAAAGGGCGTGACGTGGGACGTGACGCGGTTAGCGTGGGGGGATGAAGGTGCGAGAACGAATTTATAAAGGGGGACGTGTGGCTTGGCAGCTGGATCTGGGAGTGGTGGATGGGAAACGGGTGCAGCGGGCCTATGAGACGAAAGAGGCGGCGATGACGGCGATGCGGGATGCGCGGGCGGCAAGGCGCAAACATGGAGACCAGGCGGTGATGCTTTCGGCGGCGGAGGTGGCGGAGGTGGTTCGATTGCGGGAGGAGCTGGATCGATGCGGGGCGACGCTGGGGGAGGCGGTCCGGTTTTTTTTGGCGACTTCGGGTCGGGTGAAGTTGCAAGCGGATGCGGTGCTGATGCCGGAGTTGGTGCGGCGGTTTATTGCATCGCGGAAAACGGAAGGGTGCGGGAGGCTTTACACGAATCAACTGAATGTATCGCTGGGGTCGCTGGGGCGCATGTATTCGATGCTGCCTGCGTCACAACTGACGCGTGACGCGGTGGAGCGATGGTTGGCCGGCAATGGGTGGGCTCCGAAGACGCGCAACAATTACCTGGGGGATGCGCGGGCTCTGTGTGCCTGGTCGGTGGAGCAGGGGTGGATGTTGGTGAATCCGTGTCTGAAGATTGTGAAGGCGCGGGAGGTGCGGGAGGAGATCGAGACGCTGACGCTGGCTCAGTGTGGGCGGCTGCTGGCGGCGGCGGTGCAGGATCGGGAAGTTTGCGGGTATGTGGTGCTGAGTTTGTTTTGTGGGATCAGGCGGGCGGAGGTGGGGCGCATGAGCTGGGACGCGGTGGATCTGGAGCATGGGACGGTGATCGTGGCTGAGAAGCACGCGAAGGCGACGCGGGCGCGGAGTCGCCGGGTGGTGGATCTGCATGGGAATGCGATCGCTTGGCTGCGGGCTTGCTATGGGGCCTCTTTGCCGACCGGGAAGATCTGCCAGGGGCGGTTTGGCGATGTGTGGCTGGCGTTTCGGAAGCCGGTGATCGGCGTGGACGAGTGGCCGCATAATGCGATGCGGCACACGTTCGCCTCGATGCACTATGCGATGTGGGAGAATGAGGCGAAGCTCCAGGTGCAGATGGGGCACGAGTCAGCGGCGATGCTGCATCGGAATTATCGGGCGATTAAGACGCGCACGGAGGCTGCGGCTTTTTGGGATCTGCGACCGGAACCAGCGAAAGGGACACCGAAATGATGGAAGGATTGCAAATGATCGGCTGCGTGCTGCTGGGTCTGCTGCTCATGCAATGGGTGAGAAGCTCGCGGCCTTAAAACGCACGGCCTCACTTGTGCCGGAAGGCAGCGACCTCGCTTTGGATCTCGTAGACGACGAGCGAGAAGTTGGTGCCGTGTTTGGCTTTGGCTTTGGTGATGATCTGGATGATCACACTGGACGGCACACCGTGCGCTCCGAGGGCTTGGTAGTGAGAGAGCACATCGTAGGCGTTGAATTGGGAGTCCATCTCATAGACCTGCAAGCTGAGGTCCGTGGGATGTTTGGCCACTGCATTTTCTTTGACGGCGGCGATGACGGCTGGCGGCATCGGGAGCGATGGCTGCAACGCGTTTGCAGGCGAGGCCAAGAGAGTAAGGATTCCGAAGCTGAAACAAAGAAGAGAGGAAGCGTTCATGCGTGGAGTTAACAGGGCAGGCAGGTCGAGGTCAATGATCAAATCACGGGTGCCTAGGTGAGGGGCTCCAGGATGTGGGCCTTGCGCATGACGAGGTAGGTGGGCAAGGGCGCGGCTGCATTGCGAACATCGATGCTGCCTTTGCGCTTGCCACCGAAGGAACCTTTTTCAGAGAGAAGGGCGATGTCGTTCTTTTGGTGGGCGCGATCCACGATGGCTGCGGCGATGTCGTAGTCGCATCGCTTCAGATCTTCGAGGCCGATGCGCATCGCGAGCTTCATGACGTCCTGTTTGCTGAGATGGACCAGGGCAGCCACCTTTTCAATTTTTTCGGCGAGGTCGTTTGGGATCGCAATGGGGGTGGGTTTGGAAGAGGCGCTCATCAACTAAAATGCACCTGATATAAATTTCTTCAAGTTTGTTGTTGCAATGATATAAGATTCTTATATCATCCCAATCATGAGCGACAAGAAAAAGCCAAACACGAAGAGACCGGTGCCCATCTCCATGCCTGCTGAATTGGAGGCCCGCATCGAGACCACCTCAACCCTCGTCAAGCTGAGCAAGCAAGACGTCATGCGCCTGAGCATGGAGCGCGGCATCGACGTGCTCATCGCTCAGCTCACTGGCACTGCCGCCTAACCCTTTCCCGAAAACAACCAAACCAAGTAATCCGATGATGACGATGAATACAACGACCAGAAGAGCAACAGGGACCACACGTGCAGCCGTTGGGTTGTGTGGCGATCAAACAGTGGGGGCTGCGAGAGATGAGGCGATGACGGCGGTGCCGTCGTCGCCTTCGTTATTGGATGGCTTTCACGGGGCTGGGGATGCGCGGCGGCTGGAATCCTACAGCAAGAGCATCACGACGCCTGCGGAGCTGAGGAGCGGTCGCGTGATGGTGCAATGCACCCGTGATACACGCGGGATGCTGAAGCGTGCTGGCTGGCAGCACACGGAGCTGATGAACACCTACGAGGTCAGGGTGATCATTGACCGATTCAACCGGCTCCAGCTGGCCCCAACGAAGGGAGGGAGCGAGTCATGATCTCTTTTAAGGTCGAGAGTGATTTTTTCCGCGCTCAGCTGATGAGCGCGTCGCTGGTGGCGAGCCCGGATCTGGCTCTGCGCTATGAGGCGGAAGTCGAGGTGGAGAGGCTGCGGGAGATCCGGATGCGGATGCGGGCGCAGGGGCTGAGCGGCCTGAAGGACGAACTACAAACAAGGAAAGGAGACGCGAGACCATGAGCTGGAGAGCGAAGGTTTATGATATGTTGACGGGTCGCTTTTTGGCGGCGGTGACGGTGGCGGCGGAGTCGATGGCGCAGGCGGAGCGGGTGGCGATCAGTCGCGCCTGCTTGGCGCTGCGGGGAGATCCGGCGCGGATGGATGTGCGGCATCTGCACCAGGTGACGGGAGGTGCGCGATGAGATTTAAAATTGCGATCACGGCGCTGCCGGAAAGAATGCAGTCTTTTGAGGCCGAGGCGACGTCCTCGATGGAGGCTCGGCGCGAGGTGCTGGGGCGTGAGATGGTGGCGACTGCGCTGGCCCGAAAGGGTGAGGCTGGGCTGATCATCAGTGTGCTCAAGAAGAAGGAGGTGGGCCTGTGAGTGAGGACTTTCTGCTGACTTGGGATGATCTGGCGACGCGCTGGCGGATCGAGGGTCCGACGCCTGGGGCGCGGATGAAGACGGTGCGCAGACGGGCGCGGGATCTGGGGGTGAAGCCCTTCACGCCACCGCGCACACGGCCTGCGCTGATCCGCCCTGCGGACGTGCTGAGAGCGGAAGAGAGGGGGGCGCGGAAATGAGTGAGGAGATGGCAACGGTGGATGTGTTGGTGGCGTCGTGTGCGGGCATCTTGGTGTCTTTGGCGCGGCGATACTGGCGGGCGGAGTCGGGCATCACGCTGGATGAAATGATGCACGAGGCGCGGGTGTCGGTCTGGAGATCGGCGGTGCGGTGGCAGACGTTTGAGGAGCGCACGGGCAAGTTTTCGAGCTATGCGTTCAATCGCATCCGGCATGATCTGTATCAATTCTGCTGCGATATGTCGCAGACGATTCGCGTGCCACGTCAGGCGACGCACGAGCGGAGACGCGAGATGCTGGTGCCCACGGTGAGTCTCGATGAGGTGCTGCGCGATGGGGACTCGACGCGCTACGATTTTATCCAGGCGACTGAGGAGCCGGGTGTGTATAGCGAGGATGAGGTGGAGTGGGTGCGCCATGTGATGGCGACGCTGCCGGAGCGGGAGCGGTGGGTGCTGAGGGAGCGTTTTCTCAATGAGCGCACGCATCAGAGTCTGGCCACGGAGCTGGGCATCACGCGTGAGGGCGTGAGGCAGCGCGAGCTGGTGGCCCTGCGGAAGATACGTAAACGGTTGGAGGCTCAGCGCAGCCTGGCTGCCACAGGAATGGGGGTGGCAGCATGAGCGCGAGCCCTTATGGACGCAATGATGTGCATGTGCACGGTGGGATGCCTTCGGGTCGTGTGACGAATCCGAAGCGGATCGCGGAGATCGAGCGCGATGCGGCGGAGCTGGTGCGGCTCCAGCAGGAGGCACGGGCGAGACTGCTTGGTCCTGAGTATTCATTGCAACCACCGACAAAGGAGGAGACACGATGATCGCTGACTTGGAAGGACTGGAGAATCGACAGGCGCCCGCGCATGAGTGGTGGGTTTTTTCCACGGCGCTGAAGGAGGTATGGCTGATGCTTTTCTGTGAGAAGACAGGGCAGACGGGCTCGGTGCGTGATCCGTCGACGGAGGAGTGGGCCGATGCTTTCACGGCTCCGAGTAAGCCTTACCGCTGGCACCAGGATGCCCGCGTGCACATTGACCCTGAACTGGAGGAGAGACCATGATTCGAATTTTGATTGAGGATGAGTGGGGTGTGGTGGTGGAGGCTCTGGTGAATGTGGAGGCACGGCGTGTCGAGAGTCTGGTGGTCGAGACAGAGAGAGGCCTGAATGAGGCTTTTATCGCGGAGGCTTTGGTGGCGCTGGAGTTGGAAATGGTTATCGCGGGGAGAGTGAACGCGACGAAGGCGGAACCTCCCGAATGGACCGAGTGGCTCACGAAAGAGCAGATGGCGCGGGCCATGGGACTTCTGCCGTGCAAGGCGGAGTGGGATCATGAGTGCTCGACGTGTAAGGAGTCGACGATCGACTGGATGCGGGGATCTGGCCAGGTGCTGGAGGGTTTTTGCAATGCGTGCCTGCCTGCGGCTTTTGATTTGCATGTGATCGCCCAGGCGGAGGCGGATCGGCTGGTTGAGGCGGATGACGGGCTGAAGCCCGAACTACGAGCAGGGACAAGACCGGATGCGCCGTCGTGCGAGGGAGGGTGCGAGTAATGAGCATCGTTTCATTGATCGCGGAGGCCGACGCTTGCAGGGCGGATCTGATCGAGATTTCTCGGGAGATGCTGGACATTTCGAGCCGGTTGAGATCTTTGGCAACGGGGCAGGATTTGCCGGAGGAGGACGCGATCGATGATCTGAAGATCAAGGCGACGCTGGTGAAGATGTCCGACAGCCTGGGGCAGATGCGGAGGCTGCGACTGGCGACGCGGCTCAACCGCAATGCGGGCCTGAAGGCTCGGGTGGAAATGGAGGCAGCGCGGGCATGAGCTGGCACGACATGGAGGCCGCAGCTGAGCACGAGGCGCTTCGCCTTTGGCTGGCGGAGGAGCAGGAGACGGTGGACACCGAGGCGGTGTCTGCCGCTGGCTTTCTTTTGCGCGTGCTGGGCAATGCGGTGACGGGTCGGCCAGCGGTGGAGGAGATGGGGTATCGGGTCTGGATCATGGCGAGCCGATATGCTCCGGCGATTTGCCCGAAGAGTGGTCGGGCCGATCTCCTGCAGATGCGGCGGATCGCGACGCTTTGCAATGGGGCGCTGAGCCTAGGCGAGATGGACACGGAGCGGGCGCTGGCGGTGTTTGAGTTTGTCTTGGGCCGCTGCCACGCGGCTCGGTGCATGGGCAAGCGGGCGTGCATCCTGGCCTATGGGATCTGCACGACGCCGGAGGTGCGTGCGGCACTGCCGAGCATGGAGAGCATCGGCGAGCTGTGGGGCCTGAGAGCGCGGAACAAACGGAGCGCGGTCTCGGCTGCGGCGGCGAAGATGCTGAGCGAGACGCAGGAGAAGACGCGGCGGCGCGGGCTGCATCTGCAAGAGGTGGAGATGTGGTATAGCAAGCGAGCGCAGACGCGGGAGAAATACAGGCAGGCGCAGATGGGGAATCAGAATCGGTCGGCTCCCCAGGCGGAGGACGAGGTGGATGAGCAGATCCAAGCGGAGGCCAGTGAGATGAGGCAGGGCATTCCGGTGCGGGCGGAGTATGCGGGTCTCCGGGCTGAGGTGCTGCGGGCGAAAATGAATGCGCTGCATGAGCAGGCGGAGGCGCGGCGGCTGGCTGCGCTGTGAGGAATTTTCAAGGCAACGAATCAAAACCAAACGACGAAAACGATGAGCACAAAAAAAGCAAAGACGATGATGATGGAGCAGCCGGTGATGAGATCACGGGCCAGACTTTTGGAATGGGACAAGAACCCGAGGCAGGGACACTATGAGGGCATTCAGGCGCTGCGGGAAAGCCTCCTGGCGGTGGGCCAGCAGGATGCGATCCACGTGTGGGCACGGCCTGATGCGGACTATATTTTGAAGGGGCATCGTCGGAATCAGGCGATGTGTGAGTTGGTGGAGGAGGGGTATGAGCAGTGGAAGCAGTGCCTGCAAGTGGTGCATGAATTTGAGACCGAGGAGCAAGCCTTCCTTTACCTGCTGCAAGATCACGGGCACACGGTCGCCCTCGACGCAGCGGAAAAAGTGGTGGCGACGCAGACGGCGCTGAGCATGGGCATCAGCAGTGACCAGGTGGCGGCTGCGATGGGTGTGACGGTGGAACGAGTGCAGCTGTGGTTTGCGTTTGGGAATCTGCCGGCGGCGGCGCGTCGGGCCATGGGCGACGGGGAGCTGAGCAGTAACACGGCGGAGATCTTGATCAAGGTCTCGAAGGACAAGATGGCGGAGGCGGTGAGTGCGGTGCTGCGGGATGAGGCGACGGGGACGGCGATGAGCCATGGCCAGGCGAAGGCTTTTCTCGAGTCCAAATACCTGCTGCCTGCCAAGTGGGAGATAGAGTGGCGTGAGTTGGAGCCGCGACTGAAGAAGAAGCTGACGGTGATGGACGGGCACCAGTATGTCGAGTGGGAGAGCCGCTCGGACTTTGTGCTGGGTGAGAGCGGCCACCCGGATGGGCAGTATGAGTTTGCGGACGCCTTCATGAAGAGCGGCAAGCAGTGGGGAGCGCGGGCGAAGGAGCTGGGCGTGCCGGTGTTTGTGGTGCCTGCGCCACGCAACAAGGATGGGTATGTGTTGCTGGTGTCCTCAAAGATGATCGCGGCGGCGGAGAGTGTGGTGCCGGAACTGCCGAGGAATGGAGAAGAGCAAGATCAAGATGAAGAGCAAGAGCGGGAGACGGAGGCAGAGGAGGAGGATGATCGGCCTGCCTGGACAAAGCCGATCCCGCTTCGCAAAATAAACGAGGCGGCGGTGAAGCGATTGATGGGTCAGATCGCGGAGGCGCTTGCAGCGAATCCGGCCAAGGGCATGACCTGCGGCGTGGCAGAGCTGGCTTTGCCTTATCTGGCGACGGATGCTGCATCGACGCTGGTGATGCGTGCCTGGATGGGCGAGATGGCTCCGTGGGAGCTGCTGATCCACGTAAAGGAAGACAGCAAGCAACGCGGGCAGATCCGGTGGGCTCTGCTGCTGCTATGGTGCGTGATCTCTGAGTCGGTGGAAGATCCCGAGGCGGTGCTGGTGAAACTGGCTGAGGAAATGGGGGTGCAGCTGTGAGCAACGCCGACCCCAATGAGGAGTGGATCAAGGGCTATGCTAAGGGCCACCAGGAAGGCTATGAGGCCGGACTGGCAGCGGCCCAACCGCTGGCCACGGATCTGCTCGCGCTGCGGGTGCCGTGCTCGGCATCGCTGATGGGGGCGGTGCTCAAGGCATTCAGTCGGCAGCACCCGAAAGGGACGATGCGGCAGATGGGCCAGTGGGTGCGTTTCGCTGCGGACGAGGGGGCTGGGAAACAGGGATAACTGCGATGAACAGCACTGCCTCAGAACGGATCGACATTGGCGATCTGAAGGACCGCACGCGCCTGGCTTTGCCTTTTGTGGAGGTGGCGATGCGCGATGGGCTGACGCTCAAAAAGATGGGGCGTGCGTTCCTCTGCCAGTGTCCGTTTCACACCGAGAAGTCGGGGAGCTTCACGATCGGCGGGAAGTCGCCGGATTTTGCGCACTGCTTCGGCTGCGGCTGGAGCGGTGACATTTTCAAGTTTTGGTCGGATCGTCATGGCTGCGACTTTGTGCTGTCGGTGACGCAATTGGCGAGCCTGGCGGGTCTGGTGCCGCGCATGGAGGCGGTGCAGTGGCACAAGCCCGCGGTGAAGGTGCCGGAGGTGGGAAAACGGCTTGAGGGGGAGGATGCGCCGGTGAAGCCGTCACTGCCGTCGATGCGGCTGCTGCGCGGTTATGAGATCGAGCAACTGGCGACGGTGCGCGGGCTGAGTGTGGCGGCGGTGCAGGAGGCCGCGAACCGGAGATGGATCGGTGCCTGCGCATGGCCGCAATTTGAGAAGCACGGCCAGTGGTGGTGCCCGAAGGAGACGCACGCGAGCTGGTGCATCACGGACTCGACGCGGAACACGGCTGAGTTTCGCAGGCTGGATGGGAAGAAGTATGTCCGGCGCGATGGCGGCGAGATCAAAGCGTGGAGCACGCGTGGGAAGAACTGGCCCATCGGTGCGGCGGAGATGGGCGACAAGGCGTGGGTGCTGATGGTGGAAGGTGGGCCGGATGTGCTGGCTGCGTTTCACTTTCTGCACGGCTACAAGATGCTGCGCCATGTGGCGGTGGTGGGGATGCTGGGGGCGAGCAATGCGATCCGCGAGGAGGCTCTGGAGTTTTTTGAAGGCAAGCGGGTGAGGATCATGGTGGATGCCGACACCCCGAAGGACGATGAGAATCCGCTGAAGCGCAAACTGCCAGGGATGGAGGCGGCGGGCCGGTGGCAAACGCAACTGACGGCCTATGGGGCGACGGTGGAGACTTTTAATGTGGGGCCGATCTACAACGGGGCGGATGTGACGGCCTGGGGCAAGGGGCTGATCCGTGCGGACGAGATCCGCATCGAGCACCCGGGCTTCGTGCGGGCGGATGGCGAGCCGGTGAAGGACGTGAACGATCTCGCGCTGTGCAATGCCGAGGTGATCGACTCGGACAATGTGAGGGATGCTTTTTGTGAATGGAAGGAAGGATTTGGAGGATGATTATGAAAAGGAAACTCACTGATGAACAGAAGAAGGCGCGTGCTGAATACCGACGGCGATATGCAGAAGCAAACGCCGAAAAAATTAGGGATAGGAAGCGCCTTTATAAGGCAGCCAACCGCGAAAAGATTTTGGAGAAGTCGAGACAATACCGAGAAGCAAATAAAGAGAAAATTGCTGCTAGTTACCGGCAATGCCGAGAAGCCAACAAAGAAAAGTTTCTGAAATATCAGAAACAATATCGTGTAGAAAATCGCCAAAAGG